GACGAGATTTCTAAATCTATTAGTGGTTCTATGACCGTGACACCAGATGATGTAAACGATAAATGGTACTACAAGCTAACAGCTTGTACAACAACAAGCACCGATTTGATTGCCGGACATTTTTTAGACTATACAGCCGTTGATGATGACACAGCACCAACAGCAATCACAACAAGTGATAAAGTAAAATTTTTATTTATCAAAAACACCAGCACCGCAGACGGTGTGTATGTGTGTTTTGATGGAGGCACAGCAGCAAATGACTTAGTTGACGCTGTATTTATTGGTCCTTCACAATCATGGTTTGGTAGATTACCCAACACAACGGTAGGTAATCTACACGCTGTATCGTCAGACAGAGGCGATGCAGGTGACGCAACAGCTAACTTAATTGTAGCAGCTTTAATAGACGACGTGGCATAGGAGATATAAATGGCATCAACTTACTCAAGTACTCTTAATCTCGAACTCCAAGCCAGTGGGGAAAACTCGGGAACATGGGGTACAATAACAAATAATAACTTAACAAAAGTAGAATCAGCAATCAAAGGTTACGTATCTGTAGCAATTGCAAGTACAACAGATTCACTAACAGTAGCAGATGGTACAACAGCAGATGAACAAAGTAACGCGATCATCAAACTAACAGGCTCACTAACTGGTAATACTACCATGCAGTGTGAAGCCGTAGAGAGTTGGTACATTGTTGATAACGCAACAACAATGGGAACGCATACTTTAGGATTTAAACCAGCAGGTGGTACAGCAACAAATCTAGTAGCTTCATCAAAACATATTTTATATTCTGATGGCTCTACCATGTTTGATGTACTTAAAGATGCAGGTGATATTAAAGCTAACGGTACACTAACTGTCAGTGGTAATACGTCACTTGATGGCGGTACATTTGTTTTTAATGAATCAAGTGCAGATTTAGATTTTAGAATAGAAGGTAACGGCGATGCAAACTTATTTTTTAGTGATGCAGGTAATGACAGGATCGGTATTAAAACTGCTTCACCAAGCACAGAATTACACGTAGTCGGTGGTATTAAAGCTACTGGCGGAATTGACTTTGATGGTGGTGGATTTGTATTTAATGATTCTCATGCTGCTGTTGATTTTAGAGCAGAAACAGATGAATTAACTCACGCTTTTTTTATTGATGGCTCTGCAAATAAAATAGGATTTGGAACATCAGCACCTACAAGTGGATTTGTAAGTATAGATCAAGCAAGCTCAACTGGAGCTATTGCTGTTTTAACATTAGATCAAGGCGATGCAGACCAAGAGTTTATTCGATTTGATGGTTCGACTGCAAGTGATCAAACAGCAAGTTTAACAACGGACACAAGTGTAGGAGATTTAACAGGGCATATCAGAGTAAACATTAACGGAACAGATTTTTGGATACCATATTATGCCACTAACTAAACTACAAATAGCACCCGGTATAGATAA